ACTTCCTCAGCCTTAGCTAAAAGCTGATCACTCGTAACGATTGATGATAATGATCTTGGTATATAAGGTTCGGCCAAGTCGTTATTGAAAAATTTCTGTAAGGATGTTTCATCCCCCGTTCGGTTGCATTCATCCATAGCCGTTAAGTATGAGAAAACCAGTTTTTTCCAACTAACGAACGTTGCGGCCACGCCTTTTAACCAAAAGCTTGCGATCTTACTGGTACGACCTTCACCTATAACGTGGCCTTTTGAATTGATTGATTGCCCGTCCCTAAGCCACATTCCCCACTGTTGCATATCATGACGCTCCTCAAAATGGATAACGCAACCGTTTTTAGGGCAGATCATGACAACAGATTCGGAAGACTTGACAGGATCACCTAAATCATCCCAACTCAAGTTTGAAAAATTACCCTCGAAATACTCATTACAATGCGGGCATGGCCAATACCAACGACGACGATCACCGCGATTGTAAAGCGATATTATGCCGGTACACGGCGGGGCTTCGTGTGGCGTTTGCGCTATCCAATTTGGATTAGTCACCGGCCGGGAAGGGGACGACTCAGCCATGGTCATAGCAAACGATCCAAACGTTGTCGTACGTTTTGAGGCTAAGTCAAACGGATTGCCATCACCGCCTACGTCGTCAGGGAACCGATCAAAGTCAGTTAACGCCACTCTTCCAACAGGCCGACCTGCCATCTCAGTAACAGAAGGGTAAGACAGAGTTAACATCATGCCGGATATGTAATGCTTATCGAATTTGTTATCGGCGTCAGCGGTCTTTCTCAGCTGCTTCCCGGCTATCTTACTGGATCGGTGCATCCGGTCAATTCGACGCGCTGAAAAGTCCCTTGCTGCTGTCAGGGTTGGGCAAAACAACAACATATCCATGGGGTCGACAATAACGCTATATAAAGCCCAATTGATCACCATCGAATCCGTTTTACCTGTTTGAGCACCTGCCACCAGGATCACGGATTCATGCGATCTTGAGTTAAGCATGTTCATCGGCTCAACGGCATAAGGTACCGTTGAGTTTTTCCATTTACCTACATACGAACCGATATTGTTTAAATAACGATACTCTTCCGCCGACTGTGAAACGGTCATACGTCTAGGCGGTTTAAGTATCGAGCTTAGCGAATAGGTTATGTCCTCAATCGTTTCATAGTTCCTCGGACTCAGCCTGTTCGGTAACGCTAGTTCTGTGTTTTGAGGTGTTGAACTTGATTGATTCATTTAAATTCGTCAATGCCCCGTCGATTAAATTTTGGATTATTTGCCGTTGTCGTTCGGTTAATTCTGTTTCACGTTCAACAGCATCTGCCATAAGTAAAATACTGGTTTTCAACGTCTTAAATACTTCAGACAGATGATTGATTATGGTATCAGTAGGCCAAAGATCGCCGCTTTCCTTCTCGAAAAGTTGCCTTGATCGCATAGCGGCCCAAAACTCTTTACGCAACAACGGCGGTAGATCATGGTGAGTCATCTTTTGAATATAGGTGTCAATGTCATACCGGGGTTCAACAAGATACCTTGCGGCCTCTTTTATCGAATAAATAGGGTAGGAACTTCGCTTACCTACAGGGGCTAAACTCATTAACTTTTTAACGATGTCCTTCTTATCCATCTGGAATAAGGTGCTCAGCTGTACGATGCTGGCACCTTCGTACAACATTGATTTTGTGTTGTCGTCTTGATGGGTCGCGTTATTTATCGCCATGCAATATCTCTCTAATTAAACGACTCAAGAAAGGCTCTTGTAAATTGCAAGCGAACCGAACTGACCTTGCAATATAAGGAGGCAGCTCTCTCGATTGATTTTTCCATGCAGCATAAGTGCTATAAGCAACACCTAAGAACTTGGCGGCCTCAGTGCTACTAAGCAACATATCCTGTTCAAAATCACAAAGTAATTTAAGCATACTAGAGCCGTGTAAAAACTATTCATTGAATATACCAGTTAAATCTAATTTTTACAAATGACAAATTTTGAGCAAAAAAAAGCCCTGAAAAATCAGGGCGAAACACAGGTTTTGCATCGTTTTTGTAGTTTAGGTTCGCGCATAAGATTTGTCAACAGATTTATTCAAACAATAATGAACGTTTGGTTCTTATTTAAAAACTTTTGTGAGGTCATAACTTGCAGGTCGTTGTTTATGCGACTGTTCTAGCTTTTAGCGAAAAGCTAGAATTTCTTGTTCCGCTAGGTCTGTCATTTTAATTTCCTTCTTTAATATGATGCACGTCAACAACCGCAAACTCTGGTACAAGATAACATTCCACAGTAATCCCATAGCAATTCGAGGTTTCTAATTCTCGTGCCATCACGACTACTGTCTTGTGTTTTAATTCCCCCAAGCGTTCGTTCTCTTGCATCGCTCGCACATATTTCAATGCGGCGCTGTTCGCGCCAAGGCACTCAATTATTTCGTGAGCATAGTCCTTTGCTGGCGTTGATATGCAACATTCGTATTTTCTCATTTACTTCACCTGTTTAATTTGTTTATCAACCCATGTTCTCAAAGTTAGCCAGCGATCTTCATTATCTTCATCAAGATATGTCTTCTGTATAATTTCAGCTACAAGTCCTCTAGATATGTTAAGCACCTTAGATAGACTTGTTACAGTGTGTCCTCCTTGATAATGATAGTAATAAGGATCAATTCCTCCTCTACTCTTGAGCATTACGCCAAACACACTATCGGGCGCACATTTAAATAAGGAACGATCAATTTTTAATAATGCTTTCGTGTCCATACTATCTAACGTATTTAGCAATTCTTTTAAGAATGTCTGTCCTCTTTTGCCGTTAATAGATCGACTAACATTTGATTTGCTTATATTAAATTCTTTATAATTTATCATTTACTCACCTCTATTTAATAATTCGTCGTCAGGGGCAACTAAACCCATTGAATAATACAGATCGACGTGTTTTTGAGTGTACTTATCAACCTCTTAACTTTTTCAGAATTTTAAAGAATACGTCTTGAATCTGACTCTTGTTACGAAGTGCTGAGTAAACGTCGTCATCAATGGTGTCCTTTGTGATCAAATGGTGAATATAAACCACCTGCTTCTGACCTTGGCGAGCAAGTCTACCGATCAACTGTTGATAAAGCTCTAGTGACCAAGGTAAGTCAAAAAATATCAACCGACGCCCGCCGTGTTGCATGTTCAAGCCGTGGCCTGCTGATTGAGGGTGAACCAATAACATGTCCAGTTTACCCTTGTTCCATTGATTAACCATTTCGCCTTTGGCGTCCATCTGGACGGCTTTTGGGAAACTATCAGTTAACGTTTTCAAACTTGAGTTGAAGTTGTACCCAACTAAAAAGCTTTCGTCTGGGTACTGATCCACTAAGTCTTTCAAAGCTTGGATCTTGCAATCATGGATCTTGTGGGTGATCCGATCCTTGATGAACTCATCGGGTTTTACTTCGGTCAATCTGGTTTCGTAAATTGAACCAGATGCCATCTGTAAAAGCTTCTGGCATAGGGCTGCTGCCGTTTCAGCTTCTATGGTAGTGCTTTGGTCTATGTCCAGCACGAAGTCTTTAAGGAGGGCGTTATACTTCGATTTTGCGGCATCGTCTAAGTAAACCGGTTCAGCTATGGATATTGGGGCGGATATGTCCAAATAATCTTGTGCTTTCATAGTCAAACACATGCTTGAAATTTTCTGGCAAATATCCGCTTCCGACCAAGGTTTTATGGTCAACCTGCGAGTGTAGGGATTTTCATCAAAGTAATGCTGCTTGAACTTAAAAAACGACTTGCCGAATAAAGCGCCTCTGTCCAACAAGTATATCTGAGCAAATAGACCTAGATAACCTTCTGCTACAGGCGTGGCTGTTAGCTGGTGCATCCGTTTCATAAACGGTCTAACACGGGCTAACGCCTTAAAACGATTACTGCTCGGATCTTTGAAGCAGGAACTCTCATCAATGATGACGGTATCATATGGCCAAGAAGAACCCCAAACGTCCACCAAAAACTCAACATTCTCTTTGCTGATGATGTGGATCTGCGACTTGGTTTTGTTGAATAAATCTTTAACGTGAATCTTGTTAAGTTTTAACCGGTGGTTTTCTCTAGTAGCCTTGACGGCATAGTCTTTAGGGTTAGACTTTTTAAACGCTTTCATGCCGTGCTCAACCGATTTTACTAACCGGGTGTCTTCACGGATCAAATAGGGTTTATAACAACAAATATGCGACCATTGTTTGGCCTCATTGGGCCAGGTCTGGTTGGCTACGCGCTTAGGCGCAATGATTAAAACACGGCCACACTCTTCCGACATAATAAGTCGGTCAATAAGTGTCCAGCTAATGATTGTTTTACCCAAACCGAGGTCAATGAACAACGCCGAAAACGGGTTTTTGTACATGAACTCGATAGCTTGGTTTTGGTACTCATGTACATTTTCTCGGTACAATTCGACATGAGCAAAGGTTTCAGCTAAGTATGTGTTTAAATTCTTCCACATTATCGACACAAAACACCTTCGCACCGTGATTTATCATTCGATTGACGACCAAGCTTTGTTGTCTTCTAAGCTCACCGCCTTGACGTTTAAACTCAACCCAAACGACGTTTCCGTTTTTAATAAACACCCTATCGGGGACGCCGCGATTACTGGGGCTAGTGAATTTCATCACTAACCATCCTTTCGATTCAGCCCAATTACAGCAGACTCGTTCAATATCGCTTTCAGATTGTATTTTAATTACAGATCTTCCTGAATAAAACTAATATCGTAACCAATGGATTTTAAAACCTTGATAGTATCGTCTCTATAACGATAATAATCAATGTCTTTTGGTAAATGATCAGGTATATCCATAACGGGTAACGATCCGTCTGTAGTTGGAACTTTGTTTTTATTTATCTTGTAGCTTATATAACCACTTGAATTTTTAGAATAATACCAACGAACAACCTTTCCTAAATAATCACCTTTACGTTTAGATAATATCACCTTGGACGCAATATCAAAGGCGTCCTTTGTTTTTATCGGCTGATCGATACCCATATCCTCGTGAGTCCACCAACCGCGCTTATGTAACTCGAAACCGACGCTCAAAATAACTTCACTACCAGAACAGGTGTCTAATATATCGCTTTCTTTGACGAACTCTCCTCCACCTTTAACCGTCCTTACAGATAGAAATTTTGAGAAGTCCTTACACCCCCAAATAGCCGTTTCTATACTCGATTTTCCTGTCAGAAAGTCAACACATGCTTGGTAAATAATAGGGCTAGCTGGGTTCTTGGATAACGTGGTGTCGCCAAAACAACCTTTAAGCTTGCAATCCCCCGATGGGTATTTAATGGCTATGTAGTTGTTAACGTCGCGGGAATATAAAGCCGAATATTGATTAAACTCCATGTCAAACTTGGTTCTAACTTCCCAATCTTTAACAATCTCTTTGAACAAGTATTCTTTAGAAACATCGACTTTGCAGACCACGCCGTCGGTATTGGCGGATATTACTTCCAAGCCGTTCATGTCCAACTTCTCAATCAACATCAACAAGCTTAACTGTCCTGTTAAGGTAACTTGAATTAACAACTCTGGTGAAAATAATTTAGACCATTTTGAACCAAATTTACCAAAGCTGGAGTTTAAAACTAACTTACCGGAAGAGTCTTGAGTCGTTAGTGGTACTACTTCTTTTCTTATATCAGCTAGGCGTTTCTCAAAAAAATCGCGTTCTATTTCGGAAATAGTATCGTCCAATAAACGCTTAGCTATGGTAGCTTGCTCAGTCTTGAGTTCGCCTGATCTTTTTTTAGCGTAAACCCTTGATCCTATTAATCCACGATACACAGTCAAAAATGTTTCCTGTAGTTCCGGATCAAAATGTAAAGGCGCTAGGTTCAAGTTTGATATTATTGACGGGTAGTAACTTCTGACATCAGCATCCCATAGGTAAAACGTTCCATCACTAACGTAATTCATAGCTGATTCTTTAGAGTGAATACCGCCTATTCCCATTTTATACTCAGTATTACCAATAACAATACCCAAATTGCTAATTGAACGTGGGAGTTTTACGTTATAACTACATTCGTCATCGGTAACTTCATCTTGATGTGAAAATGAAAAGTATTCAGACTCTATTGTCTCCAATACGGATTTCAAATAGTCAGTTTCGAACTTAATAAACTCAGGTTTTTTGTATTTGAAAGTATGATTTTCATCATAACTAGGTCTTTCCAATTTACACAAACTGGACGATTCAAGCTCTTTACAAATAACAGTCTCGGCAATTTGAGCATCCGATTTAGATCTCAGATCAACCTTGTATTTCTTACCCATTGATTCGCGAAGATTTATTTGAGACTCTAATTTTTTAAATAGCTCGATTGTCACGCCTAAGTCATTTTCACAATACTTAGTGATGATGTCACACTGTCCATACGTTAATATGGAATCAGGTTCAATCGGTAACTCTTGAAGCTTTTTAAATCCTAACCGTGCGCCGTACAGTTTCAAAGACGCTTTGCCCGGTGCAACCTCCATAAGGTCAATGTGATCCAAACCGGTTGGGCGTTGAATCTCTTCTCGACGAAAGAAATTCCAAGGTTTCAGATTGCCTAAAATTATCTCATCGCTCAATTCTTTTAAGCTTGGGTTACCATAACCGTTCAGTGAGGCTGTCAACATAGGTATATCGTAATTGTTACCGTTGAACGTGATGATCGTGAAGTTGGCAATTATGGATTTCAACCTCGCTTCGTCGAATTGATCTGCGTTATCGTTGATAATCTTGAACCAGGCCGTTGACGGTTTACCGTCAACAGGGGTAACCCGTTTGAACATGACCAAGAAAAAATTGCTATAACACTCAATGTCCATGACAACTAATGGGCGATTAGACACAGTTAACCCCTTAAATTTCAGCGTTTAAAAAGCCCCGGTTAAGGGGCTTCGTTTTCTAAAGGTCGGAATCACCTTCAATGTCGTCCCAAGCATCCGAATCATCAACCTCGTGGTTTGAGATACGCTCGCCGTCTTTGACAAACTGAATGGCTACAGAGCTGGCGTTAATACGCTTACCGTGTTTGTTGTTCTGATACCATGGTTTGAACATGATATTGACATAGCAACCACTATAGAAAACGTCGTTGATCTCTTCGTTATCCTCGTAGAGATCGCCAGACTTGCTACGGCATTTAACCTTTAAGGTAGGATCACTGGCGCTGATAGTCCAATGACCTTGAGCTGTGTCTTTCTCGTGCTCGTCGCCGTCCCTGATGTAACGCTTGTCTGACGGTATACGAACTTCCTTAGATTTGGCCATAGCTTCAATATGAGCAACGATAGCGTTCTTTGTATCAACATGGGTGTCCTTGTTGATCATGACTATGAAACCATATTTCGGGGTGTCTTCTTCAAGCTTTTTGTAAGGCTTGATTAGATTGCCGAATAACAATCGAGCATTGTCAATACGAATGCAACCGTCGTCATAAATCTTGAAATTCTTACCTTCACTTGTAACTTTACGAAC